GGCTCGGTAGCTCAGTTGGTAGAGTGGTCGGGCGCGTATCAATCCAGCATTCACCGTCGACAAAACACCCTAAATTTAACCCATAATTCCTATTGTTCTAATTACCCGCTGACATTTCCCGGTTCAGTATATGTTGTTATTCCGAGTTCGACTCTTGCGATTGTTCCATCCGGTAATTTAATTATGCCGTAAAAACCCACATCGATACTCATCCCGGGTGCCGGGTTCGATAAAGCTTCAAAATAATAAATCTTCCCAGCGTTTCCATTTATTAAATCCAAATGCGATGTTCGTTTTGAAAATGGAACGTCTAAAGGTTCGCTGCCTAAATAATCCGAATCGTGATTATGGCTAATATCAGCGTAATCCGAATCATGGTCGTGTGAAATCGGAGAGTAATTTGCGTCATGAGTATGCCCGGAGACAGCGTAAACAAAATCATGGTCGTGACCAGCGTCAGACTTCCCGGTTAAAAGAGAATTAATTTTATTCGCGGAGAATAAATCGGCAGCACCGGTTCCCGCGTCATTAATTACATTATGCTTGGAAGTATCCCCCAAATGATCGCCAACATGGCCAATCCGCGTTAATTCCGGCTGTGGCAAAGGTTGCCCCGCGACAAATATATCGTAATAACCAGCCGGTAAATCTTTAATTGTATATGTTCCATCGCCATTATCTGTTATTTGTAATTGACTTCCTGTAGGACTTGTGCTTGCGACAACATTCGTTGTTCCGGTTTCTTTGCACTCCAAATCAAGTGATATTGCATAACCGCCATCCGTCATTTCTTCGACGACAAAACTCAAATCAGCTATTGTTAAAGACATAATATTCTCCTTTTAATTTATTATTGATATTCTTGTCGGCAGCTTGCCAACATATAAATTGTTCATTGATGGGATTTTTTTTCTTGGCGATACCGCCGCGCATTTCATAATGACTCCATTCATATAAGAAAAGCCGCGACTGCTCGGTATTTGAAAATCAGTGATTACAACCGGAACTCGAAAAGCCTTAACATCCGCATTCGGATATAAGTTTATTGTATCCGCGTTATTCTTTATGTTGATTAATATTTCTGTATATTCTGCATCCATCCTGTCCCATTCGTATTCCGCGATGAAATCATATTTTAGGCTCGGGTTAAATATCCGCTCATCGTGAATATTAGTATAAAATACTTTCCCGATTGGATTAAACTTTTCCTTACGACCGCCGCGACTTAAAGCCGGCAGCTGAACTTCTCCGCCATTCCAAATGATCAATGGTGGTTTTTTACCCAAATGCATTAGTTTCCAGCCTCTCTGTTTTAATTTTCAAATTGTCGCCGTCACGTATCGGCTCTTCAATTTCGATGATCGTATCACCGTCAATTTGCTGTAACAACTCCGGAGTATCAACCAAGTGTGCGATATATTCCCGCGCCGTTCTTACGAGATCCATCTCATCCCATAAATCTTTATAATATTTATCCAATTCTTCTTTCTCATTTTTGCTCATATAGATACCGAATGTGCTTACTTTACCGTCAGAGTCTTGCTCATAACGGCTTATTTGAACAGAAGCACTGCCGCTTAATTTTTCACGATTAATTTTTTCTGTTTTAAGCGCGGCTGATGGCATCCCAGCGTCCGTTGTAATTGTATCTCGTCCCGGCATTCGGATATGGTTTTCTCCGTCGATGTATAAATACCGGAAACCGGCAATGGATAAATCTTTTAAAATTGTAATCGCTGTCGCATTTTTATAATGAACCTTAAACTTGTCGTCAAACGGCGTCTGGAATGATAACAAATACCAATCGGCGATCGTTTCATTGGTTCTCCGGCCGGATAATATTACATAAGTGTTTATGTCGTCTAAATCCCACATAAATTTTATTTCTATCGACTCCGGGACAATGGCCAATTCATCATCGCAGTATTCTTCGATTTCTTCATCCGTGATATTTGAACTGCTTTGATCGTTAAGTTTGCCGCCATAATGCTGATCCATATTTGGCTCACCTTGAGCAAATGGCCACACCGTGTACCATTCATGCGTTGTTTCTTTTTCTAAAGCCCCGCTTTCACATTTATAAACATGATAATACGCCCGGAACGTTGGAATCATCCAATCTTCTGATGGAACTTGAAATGAACCAAAATCAAACCCAAAAGAAACGCCAAGAATCGTCCATGTTTTCGCAAACGTCCAATTAATCAAACTATGTTTCTGAATCCAAAGGCGCGAGCCGAAACCAGCTCCTTCTTCGACGTAATATGTAAGATTATTCTTCCGCCTAAAGTGAGCGCCGGACTGATCTATACTCACGAGCGGAAGGACAAGGGACACGAGCGCTTTAATTAGTTTGTCGGCACCCACTTCTATGTGGCGAAGCTTTCCGCCAACAAGACCCAATTTCGGCATATTTGTTTCTGTTGGGATTTCTTCTTCTGTTGGAGTGGGATAACTAATGCCTAATTGCTCACCGGCATTTGCCAAAACGCTGGTCGCTATTTCTTTAATTGTTTGATATCCGTCAGACTTAAATAGTCTGTCCGATTTTTCGTCAGCATCATCCTTTAGGTCGCCCACTTTTACGTCTTTAAGCCGGGCAATATTTGGTTGAATGGTAATTTTAGGCGTATCGCTTGTCTCGTTCTCTATTTTTGATATAAACCCATTAATCCGAACGACACCGCCCAAATAAACAATGCACGGAGTATTGCGAGTTAAACTTAGGCGATGCGCCGGATCAAAGACAATAAATGCGAAAGATTGGGTTGCAAATGAAAAGAACCCGCTTTTTTTCGCTCGACGTCGCAATGTTCGTGGAAAATTATCCGTTAATATTTGCGAAGTTATATCTTCACCGCTTATTTCAACCTTTATAATCAAAGCATATCTCCTACAGAATCGGTGACTGCATCGGCAATGTCTCGGGCAGAAAGAGACGGCCGACTTATGATCGCATTTTCAACCCGATCCAATCGGGATTCCACACCGGACATATCGCCATTAATCTTTGCCATTATACCGGGCATCACATTTTGATCCATATATTTAGCGAAAGTTCGCTCGGGAAGGACTAATTCTGCGCCTGTTTTATGCACCGCTTCCCCAATAAGCGCCAATTGTGGACTGTTCACAATTCCGCCTTCTTCCATCTTTAGAATACTTCCGCCAATAGATTTAGCTTTCTTTAATGATGCAAATATCATCGCCAATACCGCCGGAACTGCGATAACATTCCCGGGAAATTTAACGTCAGCTGCGCTTTTCACACCTTTCACTGCTGCATTAATTCCCGCCATGACCGTACTCTTTGCCGTGGAAAGTCGCTCCTTAATATCAAACCCTTCCCGGAGCTCTGCATTCTTTTGAGTTATCCACGTGATGGTACGTTGGATTCGTTCCGTTAATGCAAGTTTTTTAGATGCTCCTTCATTCTCTAATCGCTCCAATTCTTGCATCAACCGTATTTTTTGTTGGATTTCTTTATCGGTTGTACCTTCAATACCTAAAATTTGTTCATTCAAAAATGCCATGCGCATCTCTCGTGCTTTTTCCATACTCATCTTTTGAATGTAAACCATATAGTCTAATGTTTTTGTCAAATCATCAATGGGAGACGTTGGTGAACCATCTTCGCCGGGAGAACCACCTGAAACATCCGGTAAATCAAAATTGCCATCATCCGGCTTTGGAGCTTCACTGTCTTTCAATCCCAGTGAGAACCCTTCTTTAAAAGCCTTCGATGTAGATTTTCCTGCAGTTACCCAGGCATCTTTACTTTTGGAAAAGTCCATATCACTCATGGCATCCATGACAGGATCAGCCGTTTCTTTTGCAGCATCTACAATCGTATTCTTGATATTTTCGCCAAGATTCTCTACGCCACCTTGAATCATGTCCCAGCCGGCTTCAAAATCTCCCGTAAGAATCTTCCAAAATCCTTTCATGATATCGCCCATATTTGAAAATATGTCTGCAAATCCTTTGCCAAATTGTTCTACCACATTAAAGGCAAATCGAAAGGGTGTTGTAATGCCGTTAAATACCAGTTTAATGATGCTGTAAAAATTCGTTAATACGTCTTTAATCGTTTGCCAAAACGCCATAAATACATCTTTTAAAGCAGACAGGCCACCTTCCGTCGAACCAAACGCCACCAATAAACCGGTAAGTAAGCCCACCAGTAAACCGATAGGATTTAATTTCATAGCAAGGTTTAAGCCCTTCTGTGCAATTTTCGCTCTATTTGTCCATAAAGTTTGAATCCGTATTAAGTTGTTTTTAATCGCCAGGACAATATGTTCTTTCATCATAAATAAATACTGAGCCCAGGCAACGGCTTTATAGGCAAGTACTGCTGTCGTAAGTGTGCCAACTGCTCGGGCTGTAACCGTTAGAATTTGTTTCAGATTATCTAATGTAAATACAACCTTATCCACAATCCAAATAAATGCAGATACAATAGCTTGCCGATATTCATATAACCGTGCATTCAAATTATTCGTAAGTAAAATTCCCTGATTCTCTGCCGTTTGTATCATTTCGCTAAAGGCTCTATTTGTGGAGCCGGCAAGGTTAGACACGTTCTTGAAATTTTTCGCCACATCTTCAAGTTTTCCGCCAAATAAGCCCAATATCCCTCTCAAAGATTCTGTTTCAAATCCTAAATTTTTCAAGGCAGTTGCATCTCCGCCCGTTAATTTTTCAAGTTTTTGAAGGGCGCCTATTAAACCATCTTCAGCTAATGTTTTATTTATATCTATGCCAACATTTTTTAATTTATCACCTGACTGAATGAAGGTTCTAAATGTGGCTTCTAACGCTGTTGCTGCTTGTTCATTCGTGCCAAGAATTGTCGTCATTCCTGAGAAAACAGACAACGCATCGCCCATTTCAACGCCCATACTTTTAGCCAGGGGCAGTATTCTACCTATTTGTGTGGATAATTGTTCAAATGTAGTATCACCGTCTTCAATCGTTTTGAATAACCAATCAGACACTATTCCTGCATGTTTGGCTTCAAGATTATAAATTTCCAATGTTTTTACAAGAGTACTTACGGCAGTGCTGGTATCCACTCCGCCAGCGGATGCAATCCGTGCCGCCTTTTCTAATATATACATAGAATCCGCCGCTTCGACCCCCATAGATTTTACTTTATACAATCCCAAAGCTAAATCACCGGCCGTCTTTGGAAGTTGTTTTGATAAATTAAGAATATCTCTTTCCATTGACTTAAATTCATCGCCGGTCTTTTTCATCAAAGTATTCGCAAATCGAAGCTGTTTGTCAAATTCAACGATGCCGGATGTAAGCTGGCGTAACGTCCTAACGAATGCTTCAACCCCCTGTATTGCCAACCCAGCCTTTGATAATGTACCGGAAAGTCCATTAATTTTTTTGCTGATTTTCTCTACATGTTTTGCACTTTCATTACCGAAGGTTTTAAATCTTTTATCAATTTTATCTACCGAATCAAAGATGTTTTTGATATTGGCAATTATTTCAAATTCTATAGCATTTCTGCCCATGATAGTATCCCTTTTTTAATTGTGCTTGATATATGTAAGCAAATTAGAGTAATATTCCCTATGGGGTTTTTTACACGACTTATATTATTTACCTGTGCAGGATTAGCATTGCTTTTTCTACCATACATTTTCCTTGCTTCAATATGGTTTTTCGGTCTCATATTTGACTCCTACTGGGGGTTTACGTTTCTTTTTAGTTTTATCACCATGGGATATATTTTTAAACTGCTCTACTATGCTGTTGACCTTTAATCATGCGTTTTTGGAAATGAACTAAATGCTTATTTCCTAACTTTCGCCATGTTTAATGGTGTATTTAACTGGTTATCAAATAGCGCATTCGGTGTATTTATCATTGTTGTTGGCGTATCAATAGGCGAATTTTTCCCAACGTTCGGTGGCATGATTGCTCTTTTGGGTATAATAATTACTTCATACATCTTTTTTTTTACTGCGCCTTAATTATTCTCTCATATTTTGCGCCATAACGAGCCACTCAAGGCCAAAAGTCATGGTCATTGTTTCGACAATCTCACGTCCTTTCACAATATCTCCCCCGGAAAGCGACCACACAATTGAATCGATAGCCGCCCAAGGCTCATCGGGTTGCGAAAGTTCGTCGAACAGCCCATTTACTTCTCCGTTATCTCGGCCGGTGTCAAGCTGCTCAAGTAACCGTTCAACTTCCCGATCCACCCGCCGTTTAATGCTAAAAAATCAATCACGATTATTTCCAATTGAGAATTAGTGATGTCATCCCACACTATCTTTCCGGTTTCGCCGGTAAGAACAATCTCAAGAAATCGCTCGAGAATGTCCGACGACAAAAGCCATCTTAATATTTCCTGTATTGTCCCGCTGCTGGTAAGTTCGTCGATATTTACATCGGATTCATACCATAGCTTAATAATTTCTTTATCTTTTCGAAGCGTAAGTTCGCCTTGCGACAGATCCACGCCCTGTATTTTATATGACTTATCTTTCATTTTTACTCCGTTTCTATTAATTCAAAATGCACTAAATCGTCAAACTTCTGTTCCGGATCGCGGCTCGAAAGCATCGTGTCCATATTCCAATCCCCACCCCAGCGTATTTTATAACCCTTATTCGCAGCAACACCCATCACAAACCCGGCGAAATACCGAAAGCGATCAAGGTCTTTCCAATCTACAGGCCAAGGCGCTGAGTCTATGGCCAACGCGGCGAGATGTTTCGACTTTAGGGTCTTAGTTCGCCTTTCTTTATAAAGCGCCATTTGTCGCGCTTTTGAGCGTTTACCTTCAATAATTGTGCAATCAAAATGTTTAATGACTTCATTGAATATTTCTTGAAGCCGAAAATCAACGCTGGCGAGCTTTTCTTTACTTTTTCTCGAATATTTAGCCACTAATCATACACCTCAACTGTCCCGCTAATATCCACAAGCGTTCCGATTATAACTTGCCCGTCGGAAATATTATCGACAAATGGCAAGAATTGATCTAAAATAGGAACGACTCTGTAATAATATTGGGTTCCGGAAGAGAGATTGCTTAAATCGTTATGAGTAAACGAAACCATCCTGTCGCCTGTCGCCATTCCGATACCGTCCACTCCCGGAGCCGGAAACGAAGCGCCATCTATACTCCACCCTGTTTGGTCTAAATAAGAATGAAAGGATAAATAAAAAGACGAATCAAACGACTCTGTAATATCCACTTCAATTAAGAAATTAATTTTTGCTTGGCGCGGCGGAACAGGCACTGTGAACACAAATTCCATATATGGATCATTCGCCTTTGGTCTTACCATTTTAATTTCGGCTTGCGAACGTAAATCTACTGACGATAAACTAAACTCTTTTAACTCAGATGGTGTTCCGCTTTGCTGGGCGCGATCATTTAATTCGATGGCTATTTCAACGTCGGTGAAAGCTTGCATGATCCGGAGGTCTTGAGCCGCATCCCACCGAATGACGACCATCCTATTTCGAGTGGTTAATTGAATATTATCAACGTCCACTTTCTGCTCTGACATCAATGTCGCATTAAGCCATTCCCCGCTCCCTTGCGCTTTATATTTAAACGATGAAAGTGATGCAAACCCAATATATGGATTTAAAATTTCAAATGTTAATTCAACCGCCCCCGATAATACATCTTGTGTATATCCGGATAATCCAAAGTTTAATTCTGATGTTGTTTTTAATACTTTTGTCATGACTGCGTCTCGAATTGTATCGGTTTACTTTTACGACTCACATTACTGATTCTATCTTCTGCGAAAACATAAATTGTATGATTGCCCGGCGGAATCTGTACTTGAGCAATCGCCCAAGTATTATCCACATCCGGCCTTACATCAACTGTCCCAAGAAGCTGGTCGGTTACCGGCGCTGGGTTAAGCCCAAGCATCCTGTAAACCTTTACTTCTATTAAATCATTTTGCATTAGCCACAAAGCCCTATTGTTACGGCTCCAATTTCGCCAATTTTCCATTCAGTTAGCCCGGCAACGCGAACAGGATCGGGCAATACGATTATGTCTTTATCGTCTTCGGCGGATTGGTTCCCCGCGAGATCATAAGCTAATGCATAAATCGTATATCTCCCTTCAGACCACCCGGTCGTATTGACAGACCACGACCCGCCAACGATCGTCGTATCTGTCGCCAATAAGGTGTCTGCCGGCGGATTGGGTGTTGCATCATCCATCCGGTATATTTCGACTTTCGCTGTGTCAACTAAAGCCATTTATTTAAAATCGCCATTTTAAAGAGACAACGGCTTTTAACACGTCTAATATTTCTTTCATAATTTTTTCTTTTTCTGCTTTGGTCACTTTCTTATCCGCATGTGACTCTTCCAGCGTTTTAATTACATCGCCGATTTCTTTCATCAGCGTTTTGTACTTTGCCGCCATAATAGAAGCAAGCCCGACGATAATCAGCCCTATTAAATAAAAAATATTACTCCATGTGAAATAATCACTCATGTTGCTCTCCCTTTTAGGTAATTTAAATCTTCTTTTACTTTTGACAATTCTTCGAGCAGTTTCTCGTGTCTATCATCGGCCTGTTTGTCTGAAAAATTCCAGCGATCAATAAGTTTAATTGTCACGCCTTTTACTTCTTCAACCTTTGCGATTAATGTCGTCTGTAAAAACTTGATTAACCCGGTAAAAAGAACCGCCACGACACCAATCATTCCCAATTCAGCATATTCCATTACCGTATCCAATCGTAAATGATTTTAATAGCCATTGCAATCCACCCGCCAACGATAGCTTTCCAAAGATGGGACTGTTTGGCTTGTTCGCGTTTGCGATGTTCTGTATTCTTATCAACGGACTCTTCGCGCGATTCGTATCGCTTGCGCCAATATGTATTTTTCTCAACATCGCCGCAAAGACCGCCATCGTTCCTGTCCGAATTGTCACCCTTGAGCAATTTGTAAATTCGCTGTAACTCATCTTGCACAATAAGCCCGCGTATGCTCGAGTGAAGCAATCATGTCCAATAACATCCAATTTGTAAGCGCATTTTCAACGTCTTTCAATATGGCTGATGTTTTAAATGGCTTCTCGTAAATTTTAATCTTTTTATCCTTTGTCTCCGGCTGTGTTAATGCTTTTTTTACGCTCGATCCCATACCCGTAATGAATCGAACACTTTTCAAATGGCCGTTTAACCTTCGCATAAATTCATATCCATCTTCACTGGGCATTTTCATATCTAAAAAGGCAAGATCGATCGTTTTACCCGAAGCATATTCATAAGCATCTGCCGTATTTGTAAATGCGCCAATGGTTATTTGGTTTCTAAATCTTGCAACAATCGCAGTATGAATTAACTCTACAATTGTCGGATCATCATCAAGGATTAAAATATTCATAATTATGTCGCTTCATATATTAAATGACCGGAAAGATTGAAATTTCCTTGACTGGATGAACTCGTCGCTGTGCCGCGACCAGCAATCCAAATAAAATCACCCGCAGTTAATGCAATATTTAGGCTGGAGTTATGCAATAAATAACAAAGACCATTTCCGAGATTTTGATTAACTAATGTCGATTTTAAAGACCATGTTGACGATTTTGACGGAGAAACGGCTGAATTTTGTGTTGTATGATCACCAGCAAACAGACCCACTTGGGTGTAATTGCCATAAAAAGCGTATGACGGTTTGCCAACATATATATTAGCACCGATTATTTTACCATCGAATGGTGCTAATATTGGCGTACAATTCTCAATGTCATCATACATATATGTCCCACTTGAAGAAAAAGCTCCGTTATCCCATGTCCCGCCATCGAGATAATCGTTCTTATTCCAAGAATACCATAAATTTTTATAATATCTGCAATACCCCGAGAATGGCAGTAATATTTTCGCATTACCGCCGCCCGCTGTTCCCCATCCGAGTACTCCGGCTCCATCTGTCTGTAAAACTTGATCCGCAGCGCCATCAAGACCTGGAAATGTATATTCGCCGCCAATCGAAACATCTCCATTTTGAGCGATTCTCATTCTTTCAGCCGAACTTGTCCCACCGTCTGTTGTCGCCGTTTTAAACGACAATGAATTTCCAATAATCTCTAAATCATTGTAATTCCCCGCACTGCCGCGCCTTCTTGATAATATTTGATTTTTATATCCGGAGTCTGCGCCGAGTTTTATTTGCGCATGACTGCTTACGCCACCTTCAACTTGAAGATTATGTGAAGGAGATGCGTTAATCCCAACATTCCCGCTAATCTGCCCTCCGGAAATTGGGAAATACTGCGAATAACACTCGATGAAATTATCGTTACACTTATCAAATGCATCGCGAATCGTATCGCCCGATTGTGTTTGTGGTGAACCTAAACTAATGGTCTGTTGCGCCATAATATTCTCTTATTTTTAGCTATTATAAAAACAGCCCAGTTTTTACGCCGGGCTGCTTCTCTATTGTTCCGAGGTAAAGCGGAGTTAATCTCGAAGGATTGTTACCCGGTTTCTTAAGATGCTGATCCGGAGATCCCGATCGATGTACCGACAAAGATTTGACCGTCTGCGATACTTGTTACAGATGGTGCATTCGGAGCCGTTGTATCGACAGTTACCGTCAGTAAATTCGATTTAGCACTCTCGTTACCTAAAGCATCAACCCATGCGCCGGCATACTGATGGTTCCCATCTGAAAGCGCGGATGCAATTGTAAATGTTTTGTAAAAAAGATTGCCAAGAACATCCGGCGTTAATGTTTCAATAAGATTATACGATGCTCCAACTTTCTCATAAAGCTTTAAGCTGGCCACCGTTGCTGATGGAACCGTTCCGGTAAATCCGGTCGGTTTTTGATCAGACATATCAATATTAAAAGAAATGCGCGGCGTTGAATCATTGGTAATGTTATCTGTCGATGATGAACCGGAATCGTCAAGTAAATCCGGCGTCGATGTTTTCTTCGTACAGCCTGTTTTGATATTCTTCATTACTTGTGATGAAATATTCCCGGCAGCATCTTCAGCTTTTGAGTGAATTGGGTGATCTCCCGCTGCGAGAGTTTGGGTCATAGACCACGCCCCACTCCCATTAACGGTCGCCGAGCCTAATAGTGTGCCATCGTCATAGACGTGGACTTGAGATGCATCAATTGGCATTATTTATTCCCTTTTATTTTTCGGACTTTCTTTTTCCAGCCCCATGATTGTTTTAATTTTACTTTTTGCACCGGAACATCGACGGTTTTCCCGCCATCCGTAAGCATTTTAACTGTTTTTACTGCCTTACCTTTTGGCATTACGCACAACCTTCCAGCCGATTTTCTTGCGATCATCGACATTACCTCGGCGGACAAGAACTTTATATCCGCCGGGCATCGTCATTTCTACAAATCCCTTCTTGGCCATTATGCGATGGTTAAGATATTTGTCCAGTCACTTCCAGCGACGTAAGTCTTGCAAGTAATCTTTGTTTTCCATCCGTCAACGCCGGGATAAACCGTCAAAAAATCTGTCGCGTTACTCACCGTTTTGCCTTTAGCTGTAAACGTTATAATCGCTTTAGCTGCATTTTTAACCGCGTTTAATACGCCGGTGTCAACTTCTGAATAAGTCATCTCCATCGTTACGTTGTAACCGTAAAGATCGTCGGAGCAGTCCTCCAGCTCTTCAACAACCGGTTCAGCTACAAAGCTAATGTTGTCTTTATTTTTTATCCCGGTAACGGTCAGTAAATCTACCGCTGACGCATCTTGGAACGTTATGTTGCACGGCCCTCCGAGAACTTTGGTTTTATCAATTGCCATTTTATCCCCCTAATTAGGTGTCTGTTGTTAATAATAGTTCAGCGAAGAAGTAATCTGCTCCGTTCATTACACCAACGCCAAATTCTGCTGATTCGAGTGTAGGCGGATATTCATCCAGCCCAAAATCTCCGAGAAATAAATTCTCAATTCCATCCACGATATCGACGGAAATACTCCGCGCCGTATTAATCCCATCAGATGTGGAAACAATGATGGTGGCGCTAACTGAATAATTATGCCCTTCTTCGCTCGATTCACTTGGCTTAAGTTCGCCAATCTCGCAAAAGATAGATGGAGTGGAAAACATAACGCTAAAATCTTGGTGTTTATAAACATCAATAACGCCAAGACTCGATTTGTTTTGTTCAATTGTTCCATATATTAGGTCTAAATATTCATAAATTTTCATTTTACACCGAGTTTCTTCTTTACTTTGCCCGGGATACCGTTAAATCGCGACACAATCCCCTTAAATTCGGAGTTTACTGCGTCAGCTATAAATGGGTTCGCTTCTGTGCCGAAAAGGGCGATTTTACGCCGTATGGCGAAAGACACCCGATCTAATACTTTCTTATTTCGTATTTTAAATTTTCTCTTTGCCCATTTATCGATGGCCGTTTTCGGCGGCCAATGTGGCTTTGTACCTTCATGCACAAATATGGCATATTTCACGTTTGTTCCAAACTTTAAATGAACTCCGGCGGCGTTTTCTTTTACGTTGTAAGTAATAGATTTGGCCAAAAATCCGGTGTCTTTCTTTTCTAGTTTTTCAACTCCCGCCATAATAAGCCTGTTTCCGGCCCAATTTGCCGACTTAGATGTCTCTTTTTTGATACCGTAAAGCAAAGCCCGGTTAAAAGCTGGGACATTATTCGTAACATTTACGTTCACACTGCCCATAATCCCGCCCCACCGATATCTAAATGATCGGTTTTTTTAACAATATATCCGGCAATATACGATTCCGCCCGGCTTCTGTAGCTTCCGGAGAGTCTTTCGGCTTCTCCGCGCCCCATAAAATCCCATGTTGTGTCGCCTAATCCACCGGATTTAACCGCTCCGCGATTGTTTATATCGTGTGTTATGAGCGGAATCAATAAAGAAAGAGCGTAATACGTCTCTGAATTTTTAAGTTTCTCTAAATCATCTGCCGTATATGGCGACGATGGCGCTGAGATTGATGTGTATAATTCGCTTCCAAGCGTCTCTTTTAAAATATGAGAAGCATGATCGATTTGCGCATCGATTAAATCCGACATAATCGCATCCGGGATATTTCCCTTCGCTCTAATATCAATCTGTGATGCGACTGGCATTGTTATCCGGCTTCCGCTGCTTCAATTTTTGCGAGCATTTCGGCTTTAGTGTCGTCTGAGCCGTACTCAATATTATTTAAATCCATATAAGCGCGAATATCATTATTATTTGTTTTTTTATCGGGTTTATCTTCGGATTCTTCAACAGAAGGCTCGTCGACAACAAAGACTTCTTTCACTTTTGGCGTTGAAAATAAAGCTTTCACCCACTTCGGTAATTTTCCCCACGATCCTTTATCAAAAACGACAACAACTCCCTTTTCAAAAGAGCGTCCATTAATATTTAATATATGCTTTCCTGTTAATTCTTTTTTCATGATTTACTCCGTCGTTTAAGATTTAAGGCGGGAGTTTCCCCCCGCCCCAATTCGTTAATGGCTATTAAGCGCCGGTATTCGCATATGCAATCGCACTTGAGATCGCATATTCAAAGTCAGCCTTAGCAGAGATCGTGTATTCTACGACTCTATTACGTGGCTGGCGTTGGGTTTCGAATGCCATCGCACGAGAAATGCCAACTTTCAAATTTTTCTTCGGTGTTAATGCGAAGAAAGTGTCCGGCCAAAATGGAACAGCAACAACGTCAATCCCTGTGTATCGGGCTGCGCGTCGTTCTTGCAACATTTGATCGCCTAAAGCTGTCGCTCTTGCTGCTAAAGACTCTCTGTAATCAATTTCTACGTCCGGGCTCACAAGCAAAACAAGGTCTGCTGGATTACTGCGGAATTTTGATGGTAACGTCTTAATTAAGCCGGGAAAAATCTCGCCTTTATAATTCGTTTCTTGTCCGGCAGTAACTGCGAGAGCGTTTGTATTGGCATCACCTTTCATTGTGGTAATCCATCCGTCGTTAATTGATACAAAAGCATCTGCGTCTGCCTCGTCGCCGTTACACCCAAGATCGAGCATATCATTTGAAAACTGTTTAGCAAATACGCCTTGCAATAAAGCATCTGCTGACGAGCCTTCAATATTCTCTTCAAGGAAATCATACGTTACGTCGTAAGGAAGAATCATCTCAATCGGAGTTAATACTCGTCGAGAGAAATTCGCACCAACGGTCGCCGATGGAGCCACGCCTTCTGTAGCTTTGCGCGCCACACGACTATCAAGCCCAATTGTGTCGATGTTTTTCTTGCTTCCTGTTACGGTTACAACTTCGGCCACACTGCCGAAAAAATCATTCTGATCTCTAACTTCACTAATAAATTTATCTGCATCTTGTGGTTGTAATTGTCCACCAGCCGCCACATTTATTGCGCCTTTTGTTAGGTTATCAAGGTATTCTTTTACTGTCATTTTATCCCCCTGTTATTAGCACCACACTTGGCGGGCTGCTTCTTTATTTACACCATCTAATTCGTCGGAAAGTTTAGGATTTGGTGTTTTCTCGACGACTTCCAATCTATCTGAAATTTCATCGATGGATTTTTTTAATCCGGCCAACATATCCATTACTTCATCCGCTTTTTCGCTTTCGGCGGCTTTTTCCATGTCTTTGGATTCTTCCACTTCCGGCTCCGGCGTTAAGTTTTGGTTCTCAATATCTTTATTCATTGATTCCCCCTGTTTGGTTTCCTGTTTGTTCAGTTCCACCGCTTCGCTGATTGCTTTAGTGGTCACATCATCTAATATTGATAAAAACTCGCTAACATCTTCTTTAATCGCGGCCTTTTTATCTGTAATCTTTTCGTCATTAAATATATTTTGAAATGAATCCATTAACGCCCAAGTAAGCTCGGTCACTTGTCGCGTATTGTAAGATTCTGCCACGCCCTTTGTCGTAAACTTCTCTTTAATCCATTGAAATAATCGCATCGATTTCTCCGTTTTTTGAGTTTTTGGTTCTTCTCTATGTGCAAATCCAGCAAGGGAAATACCCCCTATATCTCCGGACTTTACTAAATCCCAAGTTTCGTTATCGTTAACGTAAATCCCAACGCACCACGCTCCTTCATTTTCATCCGGGAAAAGCGGATCGGGTGAGCGAAGTATCCACGATTCAGCAATATATCCTTGACCCGCGACGAAATCGTGCTGTTTGTCTATGTTTCCGGTTTGACCCGCTTTCATAAACCCATGCGCCGCTGTTTTAATTGTTTCAGCGTCCGCCCAATCCCCGTCTGTGTCGGGTGATTCCGGCGAATAAACAACGCCATAAACCATACGTTGCTCTGTGTCAACTTTTGAAATTGGAATTAAAACTTCATCTCGGCTTTTCCAAATAATGTCCCGCTGATTAGCCGGACGGTCAACCAAAGAGATGAATTTCACAGTTAAATTTGTTAGTTTGCTCATAATTCGATGAGAAAATCCAAACAAATCACCCCTTAAAACAAACGATATGGCTCTAAATAGCTTATTTAGAGCGAAATATCGGGATAATCAGCACAAATCATTGTCAAATTCCCGCAGACTTAAACAATAAATGGAGCTAATATGCCTAAAAATTCAACAATTAATGCGGAAGTTATTACATCAATCCAAAAAGAAAGCCGGCAACCGGAAGATAAATCAAGCCATGACGATTATGCACCACATTTAACAAATTTATCTGTACTAAAATCAATACAAAATTCTTATCATACGAAAGCATTACACTTCAAAGCAACTTGTAATGTGGGTCTTGGATTTAAAACTTTAGACGAAAACAGTGACCCATTGTCTGATATGCCGGGAATACTTGAAACGGCAAACCCAATGGACTCTTTCCAAGATATTATAATGCAAGCAGCGCTGGACTTTGAAGAAACCGGCACCGGATACCTCGAGGTCGTTCGCGACAGAAAAGGCGATCCCGCTGAGTTATATTGGATACCATCCGAGACAATGCATCAAAAGAAAGATCGCACCCGCTTTATTCAACGAGCGAATAGGAAAGAAACGCTCTTTGCGCCATACGGTATGGAACGCGGTGAGGATATGGGCGAAATTATCTCGTTTAAATATCCGACAAACAAAAGCCCTTATTACGGATCAGCCGATTGGCTTGGCTGCGTTGGTTCTATTCTCCTTGACCAATATGCCGTCGAGTGGAATCATAATTTCTTTATGAATAACGCCGTTCCATCATACGCCGTCGTCATTGAAGGTGGCGAAATGTCGAAGGCTGTCGAAGAAAGAATCCGAGACTTTTTACAGCAGAATCTAAAGGGTGTGGCCAACGCGCATAAAATGTTATTACTTCCAATCCGAAATAAGAATGTAAAAGTAAAATTTGAAGAAATCATGAAGCGCCCAACAGACGGAGCATTTGAAAAGCTGCGCAATCAAATCCGGGATGAAATTATATCAGCGCATGGCGTTCCCCCGAGATTATTAGGCGTTATCTCGTCCGGATCGCTGGGAGGCGGCGGAGAAGCCGAACAGCAACTACGTATATTTAAAGAAATATCCATCAACCCCAAGCAGCGACTATTTGAATCAGTGATTAATCGGACTCTTGGTCGGGATTTAGGCTTTCAAATCAAGTTTGACGGCATTGATGTTACCCCGGAGAAAGACGACGTTGTCGATTTAACCGCCTTAGTAAGCGCCGGAATCGTCCAACCAAACGAAGCCCGGGATGAATTGGGTTACTCTGCGCTCAAAAACGAAAAAGAAGCTGGCGACTTGCTCGAAAAAGTGGTCGCTTTAAGGGAAATCTTAAAACAAGCCGACATCCAAGCTGCCGCTTAACCTACAAAATGAAAAGACACGAAACACTCCGCCAAAAAGAAGCCTATCAATATTATTTATATTTAGGGTCGGATAGATGCCTAAAAAAAGTATCTAAAAAATATAAAGTAGTCCTCCAGACGGTTCGCAACTGGTCAGCGAAGCAACAATGGAAAAAACGACTTGAAACGGACGAAAAAGAGCTTTACGATTCCTTGAAAAATCGATATCGTGAAAAGTGGACAAACCGAATGGAGAAACGCTTGAAAACGATCGATAACAGTATTGATTTATTTAACGATCTACTGGATGCTAAAGGTTTAAAATTATCGCCAACGGATTTTATTAATATGGTTAAGCTTGAGAATTTACTCATTGGTGAACCCACAGAAAGAACAGATGTAATTGACCGTAAGAAAATTGCTCAAGAAATGGATGAGATTCTTGGCATTTGAAATTTTACGATTACCAAACTCATTTTGCCGATAATAATTCACGGTTAAAAATATATAATAAGTCTCGGCAAATAGGGATATCATTTTTTATTGCTTATCTCGCTGTCAAAAATGCCTATTTAAACGGCTCAAATGTCCTGTTCGCATCCGCTTCTTTAAGGCAATCCACTGAACTAAATCGAATATGCTTCCAATGGATAGATTGTTTTAAAAAACTCGATCCAAGTATTTCTTTATCAGAAGAATCTAAATCGGTTATCGGCTTTAATAACGGTGGCCGAATCCATACTTTACCATCAAACCCAAAAACCGTCCGCGGGTTTCATGGGGACGTTTACCTGGATGAATTTGCATTGCATAAAGACCAGGCAGAGATTTACAAGGCCTTATTTCCATCGATCACACGAGGGTATAATATTACAATTATTTCAACACCTTTAGGGCAATCAGATTTATTTCACGATATTTGGTCTAATATGAATAAATACCCCGACTTCTCTCGGCATCAAACGACCATTTACCAAGCAAAAAAACAAGGATTTGATGCTGATATTGATATAATTAAACGAAACACCGATGAAGAAACATTCCGGCAAGAATACCTTTGTGAATTTATAGACGAAACTTCGTCTTATTTTCCTTATACCTTAATCCGGGATTGCACCGGAGACAGGATTCCGGACGGCGAGACTTTTATGGGTGTTGATATTGGCCGGCATCACGATTTAACGGTGATTTACGTCGTATCTAAAGCGGGAGATAAATACTTCACGCGTCAAATGGAAATTCTAAAGGCGGAAGAATACCAAACCCAAATGGAAGTGATCACGCAGATTATATTAGAAACCGGAATTACACGCGGGTCGATTGACGCTTCCGGTATCGGGAACCAGCTGGCGGAAGATTTACACCGGCGCTTTCATTTCATGGAGCCTGTGCCATTTACAAATAAGATTAAAGAAGAACTGGTTACAACAGCGCGTAAACTCTTCGAACAGAAAAACGTCCAAATCCCAAACGACCGAGATATCATTTCCGATATCCACTCCATTAAAAAATCAGTTACATCCGCTGGGAATATTCGTTTTGATTCTGTCCGAACGGATAAAGGCCACTCAGACCGCTTTTGGGCGCTGGCTTTGGCGCTCTATTCCGGGAAAGAAGAAGGTCTCGTAATTGACGATATTTCTGTATTATAAATCAAGGACACCAAAAGAAACTCGTATCAAGTAAAACGCCTAATTTTTCCATACCTATAAACTTACTTAGTTACAATACCAATTCAAATCAACGCTTCGATATATTCCATCGCTATCTGTTTGAGAATATCAAACGGAACACTTTCCGTCTTTTCGGCAATTCTATTTTTAACTTTTTCCCAAATCTGATCTTTGCGGATACTGTCTAAAAGTTCGTGTCCGCTCCATGTCAGACTATGGATAAGAACTGTGTCAAATGTGTCATCTTCAAGCTGTTCGATATCCGCTTTAATGTATCCGCCGTCTTGAAGTAAATAAGCATGATAGTCAATTGTTTCTGCGGAAATACCTTTAATTTTTATAGTCCATACCGCTACGGATCTATGGCTCTTTTCTGTGATGAATAAAAGCTCACGGATTAAATCAATATTACGCTTCACTGTTTTTCTGTTTCAGCCATAAGTCAATCTTCGTCTGGCAATTTAAAATCTTTCCGCCAGTTCTTCTTATACAGCCACCAATAATCCTTGGGGTATTTTTTCTGGTCAACTTTGAATAAGTGGTAATAATCTCCTTCCCCTAACCATTTGTTATCGGATAACCAGTCTCTCAGCTCAGCCCAAATGTCGTGGTTGGTGTAAATATCATAATACTCAAGCATTCCGATTGAAATACTGTATTGAGTTACTCCGATCCCATCATCAAGGTAGTCTTTTACATCTTGAATTACAGCCAAAAGTTCTTCCCTGTTTTTACTTTTTACCTTAGCCATAATACTCAAGCATTCATTTTTTCTTTTTCCATTGTTTAGGGTCACACCACCAACAGCCTTCATCATCTGCCAAATCTTGAAATGTTAAATATCTCTTCATTTCACGGTCTTTTAGATGGGGGTTCCCGATTAGCGCATCCCGTATTTTTTCCCATAAATCGAGATTTCTATTTTTATCCAAATCGGACAGGTTCAAAAATGCAGAAGCCAACTCGATATCGAGCCGTTCCGGCGTCCAGTCTTCAATTATCCAAGCGTAACGCTCTAATGATTCCCGTTCTGTTTCAGCCATAATTCTCTCTCTTTTATATTTTCAAATGCATTCTGTGTGGCGTTTCTTTTCTTATGTCCATACAAACCCCGGATTGTGCCGGATAAATCCGTTACTACAAACCCCTTTTTAGCGGTGGAATAAAACGTAAGCTGGATTTCTTCTTTATAAACCCTTGCGTTAATGTATTTTGCTGTTTTAATAATTTCACCGGGATATTCTCGATAATCTTTTCCTGACATTTCGCCCGGAAATTCGCCAATATGTTTATTTAGTTCAACCTTCCGTAAATCATCCCGTAAATCCTTATCCCGCCACCCGTAATGTTTTTTTCGCCCAATATCACCAATAATATTTCCATATTCTTCCGGCGTATAAGAATTTAATGCTTTTTTATCGGCTTTTTTAACATTCTCGCCCATTTCCATTTTATCTGCAACGGGATCATCATTAAAAACAGCCACCGTCCGAGTTCTACAACTGAAATGATACGGCGGAAGACTCATCCCCACCGGTAGTTGACTCGTTCGTTTCCCTTTTATCTCGCTTGGTTTCATCCAGGGTGCAATGTCTTTTACATCTTCTGGCTTCTTTGCAGACATGAGTCCGTCTCGTAATTTTACCGCCTTGTTGACCGTAATAATACGTCCGTTCATTTGTTTACAAATATCACTGGTTCGATTGTCCATGATAGCTTTTACACGTAATTTTTTAATGCCCGCTTTTACATAACCTTCAACGTTCCCAAATTCACGACTCCGTGTAATCACATGGTTTGCCAATCCTTCAAAATACCGATTACTTCGTCCTAATTCTTCCTTAAATTTCTTTTTAAATATAGCCCCGGCTTCTTCTCGCCCCACACCTTCACGTATAGCTTCCGTTGCAGATGTTTGTATGTTTGTTCGAACGTGTTTATCATAATAGGAGCCTATCCAATAAACGGTATCCTTTCCAAGCCATTTTATCGCATCTAAATCAACAACATTATAAGACGGTAATATGCCTAAAATTTGTTCTTGTCCGGTTCCGTATGAATGTGTAATTACTTTCTTCGCTTCACTTCGAACGGCTTCACCCACCGATCGCCCCAGGGTTTCTCCTAATTCCAAAAGCGAAGCGTCCAATTCATCCGCCGTCAGTTTCCCATCGCCTGCATTTATACGACGAATTAAATCATTAACCGCTTCTTTTTGATGTGCGTTCCATTCATCAAACAATATATCCTTTAATGTATCCGAAAGTTTGTCATATTTATCGGCTTTCAAGATACCGAAATCAACCAGCAATCCGGTTAACTCAGCTTCAAGTTTTCGATAAACGCTTGTCATTCGATTCTTCTTCTTTATTTAATGTTAATTTTTCTATCGTGATAAATGTATGCCCTGTCTTGCACATCCTTCTACGATGAATAAAGCTTGCATATTTTCGCGTTTCCAATACGCGATTGTCTTTTGTTTTGCATTGGGGGCATTTCATTCTTCGATCCCCGAGATCGCTTCTTTATTTACAACTTCTTTTGTAAAAAACTGTAACCATTCTTTCGGAATTTGATCGTATTCTTTCCGCGCTAACTCTACAGGGTCATTTTGTGTAAATCTTCGGTATTTCCCATCAATCCGGATTGTGATTTCATCTGTGTATGGTGTCCCTTGAAAGGCTGTTTTTAACTTTTGGTATGTGGCCACTTTAATTTCCCTCGTTTGGTTTTATTGGATATTTCTTTCCGCATTCCCGGCAAACCCAAAGGCCGTCGGGCTCTTTTTTAGCTTCTTTCTCCTTTTCGCAGAGATCGCAGTATGATTTAGAAAGGTAAATTGTCATCATGAACCGGCTCTTCGCTTGATTCTTCTGTTTTGTATTTTGGTTTAAAGTCACTGACGTAAGCGTAATGTGTCGCGCCTTTTTCCGATGGCTCCCGCCGCTTGGCTATTACTATATTAACCCAGCCGCCCTCGTTTTGGTGTTGCTCTAATTCCGAAACATTAAACGCGGCGTTGATTACCGACCCGCCATTGTCAAACGTTTTTTCTTTTAAGCTGCATTGATTTATGTATTTCTTGTCATTCATTTTATTTCGCCTTTATCTATCTCTTTTAAATCTGAATAAGCGTATCGAATTATCGAGCCCATATCTTCGCGAATAAGCAGACATCAACCGCTGGTTTATTTTTGTAAATAATCGGTCGAGTTTATCCAATTCGCCTTTCATTTGGACGTTCTCGTCACCCATTCGCTTTATTTCTACAATCGCTTTCTGAGTATTTAATGCCAATATTTCATAATCACGCTTTTTTAATGCCATCTTTTTCATATTAATCCTCGCTTTCATACCCACAATTACACCGAAGCCCTAATATCGAATCGTCCGGTATTCTTGGATTGGCATATTCGCAATATTCCAATATCTCTCCGCAAGCTGGGCATTCTTCTTCTGATAAATCCCCGCCGATTGGGTTTGGATTGCGCATTATCGAATTTTTCATTTTCTTTCGCTCTATTCTTAAGACTTCATCTACATCATCGATCGACCGAGCCACAAAGCCAAGACCGCCGGCAGTATTAATATTATCAATAAACGCCTGCTGACGTTTCGTGGTCTTATTTTTGCCCGCTTTTACTTCGATGGCCAACATGCGTCCATTCCATAAAATTCCAAGAATATCCGCCGAGCCGACTTTACCAAATCGGATGAACCGACTCTTATAAGCAACGTTCTTATTTGGGATCGTAATTGCGCCGGTATTATTGCGCCAAAACATAGGAACGACCCTCGGGTGATAACCTAAAAACTGCATGATGCCCTTTTGCACTTGCGCTTCTTTCATACGCGCCCCCTTATCAATAATTCCACTTTTTTAACTTTCTGTAAATCACCGCGCCTTAACGGTGATGTGTTTTGTAAGTAAGTGATATCATTACCCCGCCCGACAACTCTATATTTCCACCCTTCCGGCAATAAGGTGATTATGTCTGCATATTTCATTTTATATATTTCATCCAGCGTCATCTTGCATCTCCTAATATATCGCGCCAAATGAAGTAAATGATTGTAATGAAAAACAAACCACCGCTAAAAGCCAACGTCCCGAACGCCAACACCAGCATATTCCACACCCAATTAAAAAGATCAAACATAAGACGCTCCCATTTCGTTTATTTTATCCATCGCAACCTTATCTGCTGCCGGATCGCTGTGTTTATCTTTTCCCGGGATTTCCGGGACAAATTCTACACCGCAACATGGCGTTGATTGCTTAACTTGAAAATCGTTCGGCATTAGCCTTTGTCGGCACTTTGAGCAATAAGCCTTATATAGACCCGACTTATATCTCGAAAAGGCCGCCACGCCCCGAGATTTAGCGCGACGCATCGATGGCATATAATCTCTAAAAGCTCCCCCGCAAAAAACCTTGATGGATACATGATAAAACAACTTTGCCTTAATCCGCTCCTGGCGTTCTTCCAAGTAGGATGTCCAAAATTCAATACGTGGGTTGTAACCTTTGGCGTGTTCAACAATTTCTTTTCGTTCAATGGGTGTAGGCGGATTAATTAATTCACCCTTTGGAATCCACAGCTTGTAAAACTTAATAACAAAACTATTTTCAATCAAATCACCCCCATTTGAATTTTGATGAGCGCTTAATGTGTCGTTTGGCTGATGGGGGATTATAGGGGGTGTTTGTTTATTTGTTTTATTTGTTATAGTAGTGTCACTCATTGTATCACTCATCGTGTCACTCATCGTATCAGTGGGTGTTTGAAATTTTTCAAAATTAATTATTTTTATCGTCGTGAAACCATGCTTTGTATGTGTATCAATCATTGTGTCACACTTTAAGAGATTTAATAGCTTATTTACCGTATTGGGTGTTTTGCCCCATCTTTTAGCTAAACCCCGGATCGAAGTTGGAAACTCACCCCTTTTAATCATAATTATTTTATCTTTATAGGTTTTTTTTTCATCCTTATAATTAGCCATCATTAGCATATCTAACCATGCTTTTAAATAGGTCGGATTATCCCAAATCCAATGTTTTTTAATTTTTCTACTAATAGCGATCCAACCTTTCATACCCCGACCCTTATCTGCTCACCGGCGTTTACGACCATGAAATACTTTTTATATCGCTTGCCATTTTGCTTGTTTTTTATTGTCTTAGAAAATATCGGATGGCCGTCTTGGCGTAAATCGCAAATCCGAGAAGCGAGCCGCATACATCCGAATTTCTCCAAAGCTTCCAACGATGTGATTTGATCACCCCGCTTTAAGGCTTCTAATATCGCTGCGCTTTGACTCTGTCTCATTGTTTCGCCGTCCTTTCTACGTCGGCAAATATCCTCGCAATTTCATCCGCGTTTATGTCATCAATTGTATTTTTACCCAATAAAGACTTAGCCCGGTGATTTAAGTGTGTAACCGCGTTGGTTTTTCCTAATCCGAGCATCGATACTGTGATGTCGATTAACTCTCTCGTATTTGAAACCGCCGCCGCCACGTCCGGTTTCTTCTTATTCGATGCAGACAACCCTTCGATTATTTCGCTTGCTTGCGATTTCGATAGGTTTTTCACCGATGTTACGCCGTATTTCTTCTGCACCGCTAAGTGTAACTCTCCGTCCGCTTCATCTTTGCCCCAATACATGTTTGCTTCTGCCCATATTTTCTTCAATTGAGCATCACTCATAGGATCGGGTTTTGGTTTTGGTTTCGCTTTTGCCCGGCTCCCGCCGTTTACGCGAATCTCATCTTCCACCGCTTGATTCTTATCCGCCAAGCCCATATCTTCGATATCTTGTGTAAATATCTCCGACAACCCCGCACACCTTAGTGTGGCGTCAATTTGAGCCGACTTAAGCGCCATTTTAAGCGCCTTGTTTAAATCGCCGTAATCTTTAGTCACGTCCCGCGCGCCAACGCCCTCTGCGATCTTCTGCCCGGCTCCGCTCATCATTTCACACCTTATAACAATCAACTTAATTGGCTTGCCCTCTAAAATAATCTGCTCGTAATCGCGAAGGGTTGGGAATGTTGGCGTAAGCCCAAGCATCCCGCAAATCTTCTCCGCGCCCGGTTTCATTAAGGATGGCCGAGATTTATGACCCTTGATTGTTATCGATCCAAAATCGACATCTTCAACCAGCGCTTTTCCAACCCAACCCATCAAGGCTTTCCGGTTTTCTTTTCGTCGCGCTAATCCGGCCTTAAACTGCTCCGGGTTCATATCGAGCGGATTTGTACTTATCGCTTCCTGTGCGACAACCCCATTGATGGGCGCTTCTATTATTTCGTGTTCGTGTATGTGTGCCATTCTATTCTCCTATTTAATATCCAAACGAGTGGATGTTGTTAATTTTGCGCCCGGAATATCATCCCCATTTTTTAATGCCGTCTTAAGCGCAACTCTATCAATTGTTTCTGATACTTTAACCTTTAGAAATTCATCCGGAATCATATTTTCGGATGTAATCTCTATTTTTGGCGGATTGTTTTTTATAGCCAATTGAAACTCCACCGCTTCAATTTTAGAAAGCCCAACCAACTCCATATTTTCCTTAATATACTCTCGGAGTTTTTTCGCTTTCTTTTCAAGATTACTGCGACGAACTTTCATCCGTTTTTCAGCTTCTTTCATGTTGCCGGCAAGTGAATCCAACGATCCAATAAAAGCCGCCACGTTTGTCGCTTTGATCTCTAAGGTTCCCTTTAGCGCATCCAAAGTATCCGTTACAGCTTCATCATCCAACCCGACTAAATCCGTTAAGGCGGATTGGTATTCGTGACTGATCGTATAAAGCGACGGCAAGCCCGGCTTATTTTTCGCTTGTTTTGATTCTTCTATCATGGTTATTTTCATTTCAGTTATTCTCCTTATTTCGTGGGAGGTTGCTATTCTCATCAAGCGGAGCGCCTCCCAGCGTTCCGCTTTTTGTTTTACTGACGTTTCTGATGACGCCGCTATCATTCGAGGGAACAAAGGAGGCGTTTCTTGGAGACCCAGCAGCGCCATCAAGTTTTTTAACTAATGCTTCAAAGTATATTTGATGCAGTTTATCTAATCTTTGCTGATGGGTCATTGGAAGCCTAAAATAAAATAAATTCAATAATGGTTTCGACGATTAACACAACCACCAGCACAGAAATAAACTTTTCAAAATAAGCGTTAATACATTCTAAGAAATACATTAAATCTCCCTTGTTCTATCTTGATGACAATCGTCGCAGATTAAGCTCGCTTGGATTTGCTTGTTTTTTAATGATTCAATAAAACGAATATGGTGGTGTTCGCATCCATCCGCCGTGAATTGTCTATTTTCCAAAATACACGGTTTTTCGCCCCGTTTATTTGTTTCAGCGGATGGATGATTGATTTCCTGCTTTAAATTATCCCCACGCTTATAAGGTAAACGATCGAGTGGATTACGTGGGGTTTTTGATGGGAAATTTAGATCTATGGTCTTTGGACATTTGGAGTAGGGTAACATCATTATTCCTTTAAATGTTCGATTAATTCGGCCGCTTCACGTTGGATAATTTTAAGATTATCCATAAGACTCCGTTTTTCGCTGGATGTGATTTTTCCGTCAGATACGGCACATTTTATTTCGGACATAAAATCTCCGTATGCTTCACCAATATCAATTTGTTGTAACAATAAATCTCGTGTATCTATATCCCCACTCGGTTTTTCAATTATCATGTGTTCCGAATCGGGAAAATTGAAAAAATATTCAATAAATTCACTCAAGCCGGTTTCTTCATATAATAAGCGCAAATGACGTAAGTTTGGATTGCCACGCTCTTCACACCAGTTATTAATCGTCTTTGGGTTTAATCCAACTATTTCAGCGATTTCCGCCGTGCTAATTAAATGATCGCCGTATATCATACCCCACAAATGACCCGAATACTTTGGCGTATGCCGTCGCGACGATGCGTAACGGCTCCGCTTCTTTTGTATGGTCCTTAATTTTTTAAATTCTGTCATGACCACACTCCGTTATTTTTTCTTCCGGGATATCTAAAACATACGCCAGGGCAATCATGACCGATTTAGGCATAGGACGATGACCATTGACATACATACTAAAACTAAATTGTGATATACCAATTCGTTCCGCCAGCCATGCTCGGCGATAACCCGATTCCCTTAAAATCTTACCAATCTGTTGTTTGTTTAGTATCATTGCAACCATATTTATTCTTCAAAAAAATCTTCGATAGGAACATTAAGAAGGTTTGCCAGGGCGTGAAGATGTATCTTACTCACTCTCCGCTTGCCAGTCGCCCAATACGTCACCGTAATTGGTGTAACCCCAAGCTGTTTGGCAATCCATACAAATGTTCGGCCTTCTCGTTTAGCCACTCGTTTAATATTTATTTTATTAATCATATCTTGGGTTATATTAAACATGTTATTATATCCCTGTCAAGTTATTATTAAACCCATATATGTTTAATAGTTTAATATTTGAGAATGGAGAACGTTTAATGAAGCCGACAATGGACTTAATTAGTGAACAATTAAAAAGCAAAGATTGGTCAAATTCCCTTTGGGCGCGTAAGGTTGGTGTGGGTCGCGTTACCATTTGGAATTGGAAAGAAAAAAAGCATCCTATTAGAGAATCCAATATCCATGCCATTGCCCGTGCTTTGAAAATGGACGTTATTTTTAATGAAGATCGGACAGAAATAGAATTTGTTCCCGCCAAACATCCTGCGCCCGGTTCGTATGTCATTCGTGATGCTGGGGCGGCTAAAGCCATCCGAGATAACGGACGGCGGATCTCTGCTCTCGAAGCGGAATTGTCCGAACTCAAACAAGCATTGGAATCATGGACACGCCCACCGGAATAAGGAGAAAATATGAATGATACCGATTTATTTAACTTGCTCAACACGACACTCTCGAACATTTATTTATTACGATTGATAGCGTTACAGACGGGCAAGGACATTTCTTTTGATGACGCTCTTGAGATGTATCAGAAAGACAGAGAGAAGATTCTCCCCCTTTTAAAGCACGATCTTTTATCTCAACACCCGGCGAATAAGGATGATCAATAATGACTGATTCCAACCGTTCTAAAGCAGATTTAAACATGATGACTCCCCTTGAAATAGACTCTTGGCAATGGCTCGTTGATCAAGTAGAGAGATATTATCTTATTTATCATCCCGAGATACCTCCGCCGGAACCCTGTCAGTGGGCGATCGCTTAATGCCGTTTTTTATATATTCCCCGCGAATCTCTTTCATGGTTAAATCGTCAATAATTAGTTTCTCAATATATCGGGAAATCCAAACGCCCTGTTGCTGGCAATACCGAGAAGCCATACCATGCACCGTTCGGTTTATGGCAGCCGATTTGTAATTATACTTTTTAAATGTGTTTTCTTTTCTTATTTTACTCATGTGAACATGAACCCTTTGCAAACTGTTTTAAATACGGTAGTGATATTATATGAAAAATCTTTCATGTGCAAGAAATAACATGAATAATATTTCAGGTAGGTTGAAAAGATGCAGAGAAAGCATCGGTAAACGTCAAGCTGATTTTGCCGAGACGATGGGCGTAACCGAGAGAACTTATATTAATTGGGAGCAAGGTAAAGACGCAAACGCCGACAAACTGAAAAATCTTTCAGTTTACGGTATTAATCTCCATTGGCTCCTAACGGGCGAAGGGGAGATGTATATTGGTGGCGAAACAAAGGGTTTATCTCAAGCGATTGAGACTGAACGGTCTAAGATTGATGCGAGTCTTGGTCGAATTAATCGAAAGTTTCATCCCACGGTTTTAAGGATGCTCAAAGGCTTGGAAGACGGGTAAACTTTAAGGGATGGATATTATTGTAATATCGGAAAAAGAATTATTAATCGTTACTGATCATGCCGCGCAACGAATGATCCAACGTAAAATAACAGAAGATGATATTGCCGAAACATATATGAACCCGGATGCTACATGGGATCATATATCCGGGAATACAAAAAATTATCAAAAAGAAATCGCAGAACAATTAATTAAAATTGGTGTTAAATTAAAGAAAAGTGGCAAACATATTTTAGTGACCGCTATTAAAAAGGATAAACAATGAGTATTACATACGACCCAAAAGCAGACTGTGCCTATTTGACTTATACAGGAAAACCCGTTGTAAAGACCGTTGAATTTAATGATTATATTGTGATTGATTTTTCAGCAGATAATCATATTGTAGGAATCGAAGTGGTGGATCTATCATCGTTTTTAAATGAAAAACGAATGAAGCGACTTACCGATAAACGAAAGCGCAAACTTCAAGATAATCTCACACTTAATATAGCCGAAGCCCAGTTTATTTAAACAAACTAAAAGGGAATATAATGCAGAATAAAAAAGTAACCATAAATTATGAAAAATCGCCACACTACAAAATACATAATTGCGATGGATTATGGGGGGGCGTTTCATCTCATGGGAAAATCTTTGTAGATGTTTATACAGAGCATCCGCCTATCCCAACCAAAGAAACATTAGAAATAACAGACGGTGTAAACACAAATAAAAAAACAGATTTAGTCGATGGTCATATTTTAAGGACATTCGTCTGTGGATTAGTGATGGATATTTCGACCGCATCATCGATCGGAAATTGGTTACTTACTAAAGTTCAAGAAGCTCAAAATATTAGTGAAGTTCAAAACAATGATGAATAGCTCATTTACAACGATTCAAAAAACGAATAAATATTCAATATCCAGTGGACATATACTCTTTTATGACCATATTAGCTCATCCAACCGCTCTTTATTTATTCCATCTTTGCCTACAACCACAATATTAGATTCACAAAACAACAGAGAGACCTTTATAATACATTCGTTAATTGATAAAAAGTATAAACTAAAAAAAGAAATATCAATCAACTTAGAGAGAGAAGACGGCGATTTTATTGGCGCAATCCCAGAACTCGCGATTTATGCCTGGGGTAATAATTTTTATTCGATGCTGTCAGAAATAAATTACGATATTACCGAACTATGCGATGATTTATACAATATGCCAAATGAAGCATTAGGGAAGAAACCAAAACTTTGGAAAAAATTCTTTTTGGAACACATAGAAACTGTAAATGGCTAAAGCTTTTACTGAAAAAGAAATTAGGAAATCCTTACTAAACAAAATCGATTTTATAATTGTTAAGAATCCCGGACATTGGAAAGGTAAAATCTTTTTAAATGACGTTTTGATCTCAAAGATTAAAATTCCAAATCCGCATAATAAACATTTTGGGAAGGGGAAAATAAAAGTTCTCCGTAAAAGTTTATGTCTATCTTTGAGCCAATTTAACGATTTGATTAATTGCCCCTTAAAAAAACACGAATACTACCAAATTTTAGAAAATTTTAAATAAACTATTCTCTTCTGTGGTGTGTATATAGTGTGTATATTATCTTATAATGAATAGCCGGGAAATTATAAAAAGGTTAAAAAAAGACGGATGGCTTTTGCATCACGTTAAAGGATCACATCATCAGTTTAAGCATCCGATTAAATCGGGAAAGATAACCGTTCCCCACCCAAAAAAGGATTTCCCAAAAGGCACGCTTGAGAGCATACGAAAGCAAGCGGACTGGAAAAAATAAAGGAGAAATATCAATGAAATATTCAATTATCATCCATAAAGACACAGATTCGGATTACGGCGTAACGGTTCCCGATCTGCCTGGGTGCTTTTCTGCCGGTAGGACCATTGAAGAAGCGATGGACATGGCGAAAGAAGCCATCGAAGCGCACTTGGAAGGTTTAATCTTAGATAAAGAAGAAATCCCCACACCGCGATCTATTGAGAATCACGATCTTACAAACGCTGTTTTAGCTATGATTGATATTGATTTATCTAAATTAACCGTAAAAACAAAACGGATAAATATTACCATGCCCGAAAATGTAATTCACGCTGCGGATGAATTTGCTAAAATGCAACATTTGAGCCGATCGGGTTTATTAACACAGGCCGTAACAGAATATATTATAGAGCATAAATAAGTTTTTTAAATCGCTTGATGTCAAAATGCGTCATTTATTTAAGAGTATCAACCGAAGATCAAGCTCGGCAGTTTTCCTTACCCGCCCAGCGCAAACAATTAACCCAGCTGGCCAAGAGCCGAGGCTTTCGTATTTCCGGTGTTTATAACGAAGGCGGAATCTCTGGAGAATCGCTATCGTTTCGACCGGAAATGCTGCGCTTATTGGAAGATGCTGAATCCGGAGAATATACACACGTCTTAATTACTGCGCTGGATCGTATATCCCGGAACCTTTCCGATTCCTTATATATCCGGAGCAAGCTTCAAGATGCCGGGATAACTATTGTAACACCAACACAGGAATTTACACATGATTCAATCGACCATGATTTTACAGCTAATTTATTTGGATCAATGGCTGATTATGAGCGAAAGCGAATATTAGAGCGCTGCCAACAGGGCAGAATAGAGAAAAAAGCGAAAGGTGGATGGCTTGGCGGCACACCACCCAAAGGTTATTCTTACGATAAAAAAGAAAAGAAGCTGGTCGTGGATGAATCAGAAGCGGAAGAAGTAAGAATTATATTGGATGCATCCATAGATGGGTCACCGTATTTCGCGTCAAAAGAACTCGGTAAGCAGGGCATTAAGATTACACCGCGACAAATTAGGAGAATGACCGAAAAGGACAAGGTGTTATTCTATTCCGGCAAAACCACCGATTACTCCGGGAAAGTGATCAAAGCCCAATGGCCGCAGATAATACGTCCGGAAATGGCGGATAAATTATTAAACGCCAAACGATCGCGCCGCACCACAGGAATTTCTACAAAAGCCACACACCTTTTAACCGGACTTGGTATCTTTAAATGTAGATTCTGCGAAAGGACGGTTAAAACATTCACTGGTCGCCGGGATAAAACCGGGAAACGCCTTAAATATTACCGCTGCTCAGCATCTCAATACGGAGAAACGTGCAAAAATACAAAAGGATGGCGCATTAACGTTATCGATACGGTCGTTATTTCTGAAATTGCAAAGATTATGAATAATATTATGGATATTGAACAAACTTTTAAGCAAAGCATGACAAATAAGCAGGGCAATACGGCTGTTAAGCGACTAAATAAACGCCTAAATGATACTCGGAAGAAGCAGAATCGATTGTTTTCTGCCGTTGAATCCGGCGCAATACCGATGGATGACGTATCAGATAGATTCCAACAGTTAAAAAAAGAAGAGAGCGAAATACAATCCGAAATTGAAAGCTTCCAAGCAAACATTAAAATACCCGATTTTGATGCTTTGAAATTAATGGCGGCTAACTTTAACTTTCGCACCGATTTTGATCATGGACAGAAACGTCAGATCATATCACTTGTTTTTTCTCGGATTGAACTTAGCAAAGGGTCGATATACTTCGATAATCTGCTCAAAATCTCTCCGTCAGAAGCAAGAATTCAGTTAAGGTGATTTTGAAACCCTAACTCCTAATATATAAAGAGTTAAGTAATATATATGAGGCTCGGTAGCTCAGTTGGTAGAG